GAAGGTGTAAAGGTTCCCGGAAGGGTCGTAGTAGGAAAATACTGTCCCTGGAAATATCAAGGAATAGCTATTGATGGTATAAATGGTGGATCTGGATGTAGTTGGGGATTTACAACAGGTCAAGGCTCTTTTTATGATATTAACGATAATTTAATAACTAACAATATTAGTAGTATACCCACTTATTCTGCGGCATCTTCATACTCAGTTGGAAATAAGGTTAAAACTCTTACAACAGTAGGCTCAGATAGTTGGGTAAGAATTTATGAGTGTTTAAAAGCGGTATCAGTTGCTGCTGACTATCCTCCAGAAACAAGTAGGTCTTATTGGACACGAATAGATGTTTGTGGTAAATTAATTTCTTCTTGTAAAGTTCGTTTCCATGGTACAGATGGAACCGGAGAAAGTTCTGGAAGCAGTATTAGACCATTACCTTTCGGAGGGTTCCCTGGAACTAGAAAGTTTAGGTGATAGACGAAATAAAAGAGCATTTTGAAAAAGAATACCCTCGAGAAGGTTGTGGTATAATAGGAATTGTAAAAGGAAAAAAGAAATGGTTTCCTTGTACTAATGTAGCAGAGAACGATGAAGATTTTATTCTATCTTCAAAAGATTATTTATTTGTAAAACAAAGAGCAGATATATACGCAATAGTACATAGCCATCCTGATGCTTCATCAGAAGCCTCAGAATCAGATATAAATAATTGTAATGCGTTAGGGATTCCATATTATATTTTTAGTTACCCAGAAATGGACTTAAATATAATAGAGCCCGAAGTAATTTTAAATCCTCTTATAGGAAGAGAGTATAAATTTGGAACTTCCGATTGCTTTGAGGCAATGAGAGATTATTTAGCTTCCAAAGATATAATTATACCTCATAGAGACTTATTTGAAGATAATTGGTGGGATAAAGGATTAGACTATTTTACAGAAGAAAATATAAAAAACTGGAATCATGTAAAAGTGTCCTCCCCACAAGAGAATGATGTTTTAATTTTTAAAGTACATTCATTAGTAGCAAATCATTGCGGAGTGTATATAAAAGATGATATATTTTTTCATCATGCCGTAAATAGATTATCTTGCAGAGAATCATTGTACCCTTTATGGGCAGAACACTTAGTAGGAATTTATAGATATGAAACGTAAAGTATACTTAGACGGAGAACTGGGAGAAAAATACGGGAATTCTTTTACCATAGAAGCTAATAGCTTTCAGGATGTGGTGAAATGCCTTGACTGTAATTTTCCTGATTTTAGAGAATATCTTATAGATTGCGAAAAGAAAGGAATTGGATTTATTTGTGAAGTAGGTTCTCAGCCAATAGAACAAGATGAAGAACTATTAATGAAATTTGGGGAAGGAGATATGTATATCTCTCCTCAACCTGCAGGTTCTAAAGGCGCACTAAAAATTGTAGCAGCAATTTTTTTAGTTGTGTTAATAATTATTAACCCGGCTATGCTACCGATGATTGTTAATGGTTCTTTAACAACTGCAGGATTGATGGTAGCGGGTTTAGCAGTTAGCTTAGCTATCGCAGGTTTGGCTGAATTGATGGCCCCTGACCCAGCTACTGACCAAGGGTTTACTCAAGATAATAGCTACTTATTTCAAGGAAGTGCTCAGACTATTATAGAAGGAGATCCTGTTCCAGTATTATACGGACAACTTCGAGTCCCTGGAAAGTTAATAAGTTTTGATATAGAAAATGCAAATGGCTATAGGCAGAATTACGGAACTGGTACTTATGGTTCTGCGCAAGGTACGGATGCGGGGGGAAGTGCAGCTACTTCGGCAGCACTAAATTTACCGGCAGCAACTACGGTTAATCCTCAAAACCCAGGACAAACAAGCTTTATAGCAGCAGCAAAAGAAAACTACGGATTAGGAACGCAGTTTACACAAGAGGCGCCATAAATGGATTTTCAAGGAAATATTAACGTAAGCGTAGGTTCTGGGAATACTAGTACTTCTGGGCAATACTCTACCTCTCAAAATATACAAATGGTTGAAAGCATATGTGAAGGCCCTATTAGGGGTCTGCGCTATGGTCCTGCTTCTGTATTTTTTAATAATGTTCGAGCAAAAGAAATTTCCCAGTCTTATTTTCAGGATAACAATAACGGAGATTTTTATCAATCAGTAGGAACTATTACTTTTTCTGGAAGTAGTAAAACTGGTACTACCAGTATCACAGTTCCGTCCATATATCATAAGGACTATTCTGACTCAAATAATTTTAGGTATCTACACTTAAAAACCGGGCTGGGTACTTATATAACTATTACATCTCAAGCCAGTTATAGTAGTGAGTTTATAACTACCACAACCGCTACTCTATCTAGTTCCGATTTTGATGGTACTTTTGCATCTACTTATATAAATGCCGATAATCCTGCTGCAGGCACTAACTTTACTCTTACCTATAATGGCATCACTGTAGCAGGGTATTTAGTAGATAATGCAGACGGAACAGCCTCCTTTACTTATTACAATACAGCTATTCTTCCAACCGGAGCAACTATTAACTATGGAGGCGTTGCTCTTGTTAGTTTCTTAATTGAAGAAATTACAGCTACTACTATTACAGTTAAAAATTCTGCTGGTAATCCAGATTCTGGAACTTATGACTTTTTTATAAGCGCAGAAGCTCAATTAGACCCGGGTTCTATTGCTGCAGGTGACGTTATTGGTTCTGATACGCCTTCCAAAACCTCAGGATACGATATACAGTTTAGAAACGGAAGTGTTATACAAAATGAAATAAATACCTGGAAAGGAGTAGGCGGAGGAGTTTCTATACCTGCATCCACTGCAGTTACTCCAAGTAATCTTAAGCAATTACAGTCCAGTGTTGCTAGTACTGAAGGAATAACTTTAAAATCTACCTCAAGATATTTAGATGGAGGAAGTAATGCTGCAGACGGCAACTCTGCTGCTACTTTTATTGATTCTACTAATTTTGCTAATCCCGATATAATCAGACAGCAAGCTAAGCTAATTAAGTGGGAAATTAAATATCCCAGATTACAAACTGTAAATGCTAAAGACGGAGAGAATCTAAGTAATACTGCAATTTACAGTATGGATATAAGATTCAAAAAGGCAAGTAATCCTTCTGTTTGGACTAGCTGGACTTCTATTTTCGGCCAAGTAGTACATACTGCAAATTTTAGCGCAGCAGTATCTTGGCAGCATGCAGTAAATCTTGATCTGTACAGACAAAAAGAACCTTTTGTAGATTTTCAAATCCGTATAGCTCGTCTTACAAGACATATTGGAGCAGGTGTTACTAGTAGTGGTAGTGATTATTCTGATGGTGATATAGACCAGTACAAACAAGGGGATAGTACTTCTCAAATACTGAATGTAAGTGCTGAATTAAAAGATTCTTTTTATTATCCTTTTACTGCCCATGCTGCCATATCGTTTAATTCTAATAAATTTTCTTCTGTACCGAAAACAAGTTATGAACTTCAAGGTAAATTAGTACGTATACCTTCATCTTATACCCCTAGAGAATACAATAGCGGGGTCGCAAGTTACGAACCCTTCTGGGACGGTACTTTTAGAGAGGAGTTATATTATACAGATAACCCTGCTTGGGTTTTTCTCGATATGGTTACAAACAAGAGATATGGTTTAGGTGAGCATGTCTCTTTAGACGATATTGATAAATATGCTTTATATAGAATTTCTAGGTATTGCGATGAGCTTGTAGATGACGGTAACGGAGGAACTGAACCTCGTTTTAGAGCAAATATATTTCTAACTAAAGCTACTGATGCATATAAAGTTTTAAAAGATATGGCTACTACCTTCGGTAGTATTCTGTATTGGATGGACGGTAAAATGACGCCGGTTCTTGATGCTCCTGGCGATCCTGTGTATAATTTTACTAAGGGTAATGTAATTGGGGGCACTTTTCAATATGAAAGTGCTGGAGAAAAAACAAAAGCAAACCAAGTAATTGTAACTTGGAATGACCCTAATCTTAACTATGCTCCTACTCCTTTAGTAGTTGAAGATAGAGCAGCCATTTTATCAGATGGAAAAATCAATAGTATTCAAGCAGTAGCTTTTGGGGCTACTTCTGAAGGACAAGCATTACGTTACGGTAGATGGAAACTTTGGACTGCCCAGAATCAGACTGAAATTGTAAATTTTGCTACTTCATTAGCTGCTAGCTATCTTCGTCCTGGGGACATTATAACGGTACAAGACGCAGATCGTTATGGAGAAATGTTAAGTGGACGAGTGAGTTCTTGTACTAGTACTACTTTGACTTTAGACAGAAATGTAACTTTATACGAAGGTACTTATACTTTAAATGTACTTTCAACAGAACCTGCTGCATATAATGCAGGTAATGCTATTACTATTGTAGATGATCTATCCGTAAGTACTAACTATGCTATAGGAGAAT